TTTGCCAACGATGCTGCGAGTGCTGCGATGCTGTCTGATTTATTCATTATTCCCCCAGATTAGGATTGAAAAACAAACCGCCGCGCCAATGGCGCAAGCGTAACTGCAAATCTCGCTGATGCTCATTCGTCCTCCGCTGCGTATTCTGCTGCGAGGTCTTCAACGATGTCGGAGCCGGTCAGGTGCTTGATAAGCACCGCCTCAACTAGGTTGCGTTCGCGCTCGATGCGCGTTTCAAATGCGCGGGTATTGCTGCTCATAGCCGAAACGTACATCTCCATCGCATAGCTAGGATCGCGGTTCTCAAACAGAAAATCGTACAGGTCAAACTGCCTGCGTCCCTGTGCGGGATACCCACCGTGATCCATGATGCATTCGATCACGTTCTCCAGCGCAAGCTCAAGATGCCGCGCAGTCGGTTTTACTGCGTCCTTCCAATCTTCGTCCCCGTGTGCTTCGTTTTGGCTCATGCTGCCACCTTTGCAAGAAAAGAGGCTGCGCGTTGGTCAAGCTGCGCGGCTGTGTAGTTGTTGACGTTGCGTCCGGTGCGCTTGGCTTGGTTTGCCATGCTTTGCAATTGGAGGGCGTTTTTGCGGTACAGATTTTGAGCTTGTTCTACCGTGCATCCGAACCGCTGTGCTACTTGGGCTGCATTCATTTCGTTCCCCTGTTGTTTTGCTGCGATGACCCATAGTAATTCAACTAATCTTGTCATGTCAACTCTTTTTGACAAATACTTTTAATGGGTATATTGTGGTCGCATGAAAACACTTGACGCGGTGCAACACTTTGGGAGTCGGCAGGCAGTTGCCGATACTTTGGGAATCAGTCGGCAGGCCGTTTATGCTTGGGGGACTTACGTTTCGCGAGGTGCGGCGTATAGGCTCCAGGTGATGACCGGCGGCAAGCTGGTGGTGGACGAATCGAAGTACAAACGCAGGAAAAACAAGTGAACTATTTGTCTGTCTGTTCAGGGATTGAAGCAGCATCATGTGCGTGGCCTTCATGGTCGCCAGTTGCATTCAGCGAGATTGAACCATTCCCGTGCGCCGTTCTCGCGCATCACTATCCCGATGTGCCGAACTACGGCGACATGACCAAATTCAAGGAGTGGCCCGATGCAAATGTCGATGTTCTCGTCGGAGGAACCCCGTGCCAATCATTCAGCGTTGCAGGACTCAGAAAAGGATTGGCTGATCCGCGTGGCAACCTCATGCTCACCTATCTTGCCATTGCTGACAAATATCGGCCCACATGGTTGGTTTGGGAGAACGTCCCCGGCGTCCTTTCCTCTAACGGAGGACGAGACTTTGCCTCCTTCCTTCGAGGGTTGGCAGAACTCGGGTATGGGTTCGCCTACCGAATTCTTGACGCTCAGTACTTCGGAGTGGCCCAAAGACGCAGACGTGTGTTCGTTGTCGGATGTCTTGGAGACTGGAGACGTGCCGCAGCGGTACTTTTTGAGCGCAACAGCTTGCAAGGGAATCCTGCGCCGCGCAGAGAAGCGGGGAAAAGAGTTGCCGGGACAGTTAAGGGCGGCTCTGGAAGTCGTGGCTACCCAGACCCATCAGACGGAAACGGTGGAGGGCTAGTCAGTTGGCCTGCATCAATAGCCCCATCGCTTGATACCACCATGCAGAAATATCAAGGCTTGGACAACCAGCATATCAACGGGGGGGGGGGCTGGTTCGTTCCCGCAAGTAAGCCTGTGTCTCAATGCCGGAGCGATGGGTCGAATAGACGCGGAATCGGAGACGCTGATTCCTACACTCGGGGGTCGCTTTGACGTTGCCAATACGCTGCAAAAGCACCACGGCAATCCGCAATTAGATTGGACGATGGTGCCGGTCGCTATCCCCGGCAATGTCATTAATCGGAAGCCTGAAAACGGCGGGAATGGTGTCGGGGCAGATGATTCGGGCGTCATGTACACGCTGACAAAAACAGACCAACACGCTATCGCCTTCGGCTGGCAGAACAGCGCACAGCAAGGCGCAAGCGCAAGCGCAAGCCATACACCAACGCTGGACAAATCAAAAGTGCCTGCAATTGCATATCCAATCAACACGCAGATTGCGACGCGCCATGAGGCAATGGGAGAAGGCACTGGTATGGGGATTGGGAATACCAACGATCCGGCGTATACCCTGCAATCAGCGCATAGCCATGCTGTAGGAGTTGGAATGCAAGTGCGGCGACTGACTCCCGTTGAATGTGAGCGTCTGCAAGGGTTCCCTGATGGATATACGGACATAAAACGAAAAGGCAAATCAACCCCTGATGGGCCGCGTTATAAGGCGTTGGGAAATAGCATGGCCGTCCCAGTTATGCGATGGATTGGCGAACGGATCAAACAAGTGGAGGAATTATGACTTGCCAGGATTGCGACCTGCTCCAACTTCTGCCCGTCACGCTGCACACCGGCAAATCAGTCTGCCAAAACTGCCCACTCTGGCGGCAGGAGTGCGAGGCACGGGAAGTCTTGCGTATGTCTCGATCCGCGCAAGATTCATATTTGCAACAGGTTGAGGCAAGGCGTGGCAAATTGGGATTGCGGGAATTGAAGGGCGAAATGATTAACTTGCAAAGCCCAAAGAAGTAGTGCATATTAAGTTGCGCTGTGAGAAGCGCATAGTGGATCGGATATACAGTCTCTTTCGGGCTGGTCTATCTGACCGTTTCTAACCCGCAAGGGTGCCGACCACCGGAATCTCTCACCGGATAGGCCAGCACCGAAGGAGATTGTTTTGTGCGGCAACTATCAGCAATATGAACAACTCAAACGAGAATGGGTTGATTCACACCCAGACGCAACCCCAGAAGAATACGAGCAGGCCATGCTTGCCCTCTCAGAACAGGAGGGTATCTAAATGGCCGGTGACTGGATGAAAATGGAACTGACCCTGCCTGATAAGCCGGAAGTCCATTACATTGCCAATGCCCTGAATATTGACCCGGACGCGGTGATTGGTAAGCTGCTAAGAGTCTGGGCGTGGTTTGATATGCATACCGAAAATGGTAACGCTCTCGGCGTTACGTTCGCGTTAGTAGACCGTCTCACTTGCGTCTCCGGGTTTGGTGAGGCGATGCAATTTGCAGGGTGGCTCGAGCAGCGAGACAAGCAACTATGCATGGTGAACTTTGACCGTCACACATCAGAATCTGCTAAGAAACGGGCACTTACAGCAAAAAGACAGTCCAAATTCCGTAACGCACCAGTAACGCAACCCGTAACGCTTCCTGCGTTACCAAGAGAAGAGAAGAGAAGAGAAGATATACCCGTAAAAAAAGACGGGAACAAAACCTCCATTCCTGACAACTGGGTTCCTTCTGAACGCATTGTCGAAAAATTGGCGACCGAATACGGAATGCAACCAAAGCACCTTGAAATCTGCGTTGCCGTGTTTCGAGATTCCTGCAAGGCAAAAAATTACAAGTACGCCAATTTTGATTCCGCCTTTGCAAATTCAGTACGCAGCGATTGGGCAAAACTGCGAAACGGGGCAGCGGTCTTCCCCACCGCAGACAAACCCTTACACCATGCGAGCTGGTAATGGCTATTATCCGACATGACGAAATATCACAGGGCGTTAAGGCTCTTTGGGAGTCTGGTGGATTCCCACGCGGAAACCTGACAGGCTGGCCGTCTGTTGACGAGCTTTACACCGTAGGCATGAACCAGTGGACTCTTGTTACGGGAAGCCCGAACTCCGGCAAATCGGAATGGCTTGATGCGCTGATGGTCAACCTTGCCAAGCAGGGCAAGTGGAAATTCTTCATCTATTCGCCAGAAAACCAGCCTCTTGAACTGCACCACGCCAAGATTCTGGAAAAGTACATTGGCAAGCCGTTTAATCCTGGCCCCACGCAACGGATGGATATTGAAGAAGTAGACGCTGGCGAAGCATGGATGGATGGGAAGTTCTTTTTCTGCAAGCCAGAAAGACCGGACATCGAAAGCATCGTTGTGGAGGCGATTCAGGAAGTCACTAGTTACGGGAAAAACTGGAACACGGGAATTATTATTGACCCGTGGAATTTCCTAGAACACCACAGACCATCCCACTGGAGCGAAACGGAATACGTTTCCGCGATCCTGTCCCGCGTCATTGAGATTGTCAGGGAATACAACATTCACCTCTGGCTAGTAGCGCACCCCGCCAAGCAGACCCCGAAACGGGACGGAACCTATGCCGTACCAACCCCGCGAGATATATCCGGTTCTGCTCACTTCTGGAACAAGGCCGACAACTGCATCACGATTTGGCGAGATCAGGCCGCACAAACCCAAGAAATCGAGGTTCATGTGCAGAAGGTCAGATTTAAGCATAACGGGCATTTAGGCATTGCCAAGCTGCTGTATGACAGAGTTACCGGCAGATACCACGAACCAAGACAATCCATGCAGGTTGTTGAAAAGAAGGTTTGGTATGACAAATGAAAAGAAAATTCCGATTAGCCGACCTGATTGGTCTTTGACTTCCGAGCAGATCGTCAAGCTACACGCCCAGAATAAACCTGTCCCAATAACCGAATACGTTGTGGTTATAAAGGAGAAGAAATAATGCAAAGCACATTAAATTTCCACGAGAAAACCCGCGCCGACGAGATCCGCGAACGGTTCCTCAAATTCCACGATGCCAATCCTGAAGTCTGGCGTTCTTTCGTTGAGATTAGCCAGAAGGCATTTCGCAAGGGTTACAGCAACTGGGGAGCGTCAGCTGCTTTTGAGGTTATCCGCTGGGAACGGGACATTCAAACGAACGGCGATAGCCTTTTCAAACTCTCCAACGATTTTCGCGCTTTATATGCAAGGGCTTTCAACCTCAAATACCCTGAATATGGGCATTTCTTCAAGATTAGGTTTCTCCGCAGTAGTGAAAAGATTGCCAACGGCTACGGTGAATTCATCGATGTCCGGTCTGCCGGTGACGAACAGGAGTTGATGAACGCCTTGCAAACCCGCATTGAAAGGGTTGGGGAATGATTTGCCCAGTCTGCGAGGAACGCCGGAACAACGGGCAAAACGCGGCTCAGTGGCCAATCCTGCAATCGTGGGCAAAGCAAAAGCAATGGCCTATCAACGGGACACTCTGCTGGCTCACGGACGAGGAATGGAAGGACATTCTGACGGCGGCTTTCGAGGGCGAAACTGCGCCTCGGATCGCGCCAGGACTCGATGGCGGGATGGTGATGTTGGGGCGGCGCACTAGCCGGTACGGGAAAAAACGGTTCAGCGAATGGCTAGAATGGCTCAATGCTGCATCGCATCACGCCGGCATCAAGATACCTGCACCTGCGAGTATGTGTGACTAAAG